TTACATCACCTTAATAAATGCGCCCGGATAATATTTTTTGACTTTTGCCAAATATGCCTCGGCATTTTCCCGAGACTTAAAAACCCCGACCTGCACATAGAACAGTTTTGTGTTGTTCTTGCGGTATGACTTAACCAGTTCCGTGAAGCTGTCCCACTTGGGGCGGATATACACGGGGCAGTTTTTATATCCATCGTCCAACTTGTTTAAGGCTTCAATGCTGCCTTTTTTTCCGTTGCGGACATTGCACCAGTAGTTGTGGGTGTACAGATCTCCGCCGTATGTATCCAGCAGATATGCTGTCAAACGTGCGGCATTGTCACGTGCCTGGCAGTCTTTTTCATCGCCGCTGCCGTTCATAATACATTCAATGGATATAGTTTGCATATTTCCGGCGGCACTGCCGTATGCGTCTGCCTTTCCCTTTTGCCCTGCGTGCCAGGACGTGTAGTCAATGGGCAGATTCTGCCATGCCCCCACATCGTCAACATAAAAATGCACACGTACAGTGCCCATGTTTCCGTTAACTGTGGCACGTGTGTACTGCTCAGCTGGCGTTGTGTTGGCTGCTGTGCTGATGCGGTCAGTGTTGTGCAGGGTAAGCTTTTTCTCAGCGTCCGCCCTGCCATTTTCTGCAGCAGATATCTTTTCCTGTGAAAGCTGTTCGGCAGTTTTCTGACTGTCCTGCCACTTGCGGAACGCTTCCATTTCTTCCTTTGAGGGCTGTCCCTTTGCCGCCCTTTCAAGTCTCTGCTTGACTATTGCGTCAAGCTCTGCCTGGGTAAATGTTTTTGCCGTCTGCTCAGGCTCAGACGTAGATACAGCCTTTTCAGGGAGATTTGCTCCGCCCTTTACAGCCTGTGTGGGATCACCTCCGTAGGCTCCCGTGGAGCCATTTTCAGCCTTGTTGGTTTCGGTTACGGTTGTGTTTGTTTCTGCCATTATGATTACCTCCGTTTATAGCCTGTCGGCTTATTCCGTCCTCAGTTTAACGCCGTAAGTACGTTTAGGGCATAAAAAAAGCAGCCGTAAAGCTGCTGATTTACTGTTTAACCCCCCTTAATTTCGAGGGGGATAAAAATAGCACCTTGCCCTCTTATTGAGGGCAAAACGCTTTAAAAACGTATTAAACTTAGCTTTTTATGTAATTGGATTTTGCTATTTCACCAAGCTCAACAGCGCAAAAACTGATTGCAACATCAATAGCCTGAAGCGTTGTCGATCTGCATTTAGCTAATGACGCACACATTTTTACATGCTTCAGAACATTCAATGCTGTTATGCACTCTTCATCTGTGGGGAGCTTTGATTTGGCGTTTGACTTTGATACCTTTTCCTCTATCATCACCTTAGGCACACTCTCGCATTTTATGTTGAAATGCTTTGCCACCTTGTCAAAGCCGCCTTTTAAGACGATATACAGATTGGGAACGTTAACGGGATAATTCGCATTCTCTTTCTTAAAGACGCGCATATCCTCGCCCGAAAGCAGAATATAATCTTTGCCGTTTTCACAGTGGCTTCTGAGAACCCCGGCAATAGTCGAGCGATGTATTCCGCTGAAATGCTCTATGTCCTTACAGGTCAGCACAGGCATTCCCTTGTAAAACTTATCTACATACTCATACGGCTTATCTTCAAGCTTAAGCTGTTCGTATTCGGGAGTGTGCTCCTGCTTTACTCTGAAGTACGCCTTGACCAATGTCCTCTGAACGTCCCAAGCAACCTTGTCTGTGAAAGACTTTGCAAGCATAAGATAGCCGCTTTCGGTGAGAACCAAGCCGCCGTTATTGCTCTTAATTCCAACTGTACGAATTTCGTTCGGTTGAATTTTGTAGAAATCCTCACCCTCAATGAAATGCTCCTTGTTGCGGTTGAAATTCCTGCGTGCTGTTCCGTCAGGTCTGCCGTGTACAGTGTCAATGTCCTTGAATGTGACAACTCTCTGACCCTTGTATTCCTTGATAGCTACGTTGGTATTTCCTATTGCGATTGCGTTCATAATAAAACTTCCTTTCAATAATCTTGACAGAAAGCTCTATTTGATGTATAATAGATTTCAGATAGAGCAATCTGTCGGGTATAGCAGTAAATCGTAACTTTCCACGGTGGCGGTTTACTGCTATTTTTTGTTTATTTCTTCCTTTACCATTGCAATACCTTTGTGAATAACCTCTGCTTTGGTGATTTTGAGCTTTTCGGAGCATTCTTCAAGTGTTTTGTAAGTTTCTTCCGAAAGTCGGATTTCAAAGCGTTTATCACGTTTTTCTTGCGTAGGTCTGCCTTTAGGGGACATTTTATGCACCTCCTTATTTGTCCGTACATTTATAGTAACATATGTACGGACATTTGTCAAGAGGTTTTTTGAAAAAATTTTTGGAGCATAAAAAATGCGCCTTGCAGTCAACTGCAAAACGCTTGTGTGGGCATAATAAAACCGCCTTGTTACGGGCGGTTTACCATTCCTTCATATCATCGCATTTTTCCTTTTCAGCTTCGAGTGATGCCTCCCTTTCTTCGGGGGTCATCTTGTCAAGCTCCTGCTGAAGCTCAGGTGAAATACCATCAAAATAGCGGTCATTGTCAGCACTCATTATCTCATCTCCAAACTTGTGTAGCGAGTTTCAAAGTAAATCAATATTAGAATTTTTTGCTCTTTCCTCTTCAAAAAGCCTGCAATATTTTTCCCACGCTTCCACAGCTTCTTTCGGGGCATTTTCTATGAGATGACACCCATCCTTGTACGGTTCAAATATCTTTTCAAGCTTGTGCATTTCATCAGTAAAGGGAAACCTCATAAAATCACTCCTTTAACAAGTCCAAAACTCTAAGTTCTGTAAATACCTCATCATAATTTTCAACACGGTAGCTCTGACCGGCATAAGCACTTATATTATTTACATTATACTCAGTTATGCCCCGCTTGTCAAGCAGCTTTTTTCTGTTAATATTCAGATGACGTATATAATTATCGTAATTATCCCGAGTGATAGGTCCGTGATGCTTGATGTATTCCTGAGCATCTTTCCAATGGAAAAGCTCGTGAACAACGGTGCTAAGTTCATTATCGGGGCAAGCACCGTCTTTTTGCAGGGCAGAGAGCATATTTTTATATCCGAATTTCTCATCAATGCACAGCACATTGGTTATGGGGTTATAAGATGCAATAGCATTTTTCGCCATTTCCTCATGTGTAATGACATATATCTGTGGTAAATTATTCGTAGATTTTATACCAATTTTCTTCATTGATTTTGAAATGCTCGTATCAATTCCGTGTAAAGTTTTGGCATTTATCTGACTGCTTTGAGACAAATAAATGCTGTTTACGGAAGTGCTGATGTGGTTAAGGGTAATATCGGTGCCGCCTCTTTTTATGCTCGTTTGTCCGTCATAGCTCAGTGGCTTGAATTTCTGAGAATGCTCGAAATCAAGTTTCGCCTTCCTCTCCGCCCAAACCGTCTTGCTCGACTTGCTCCTGTCATACCCATAAACCTGAGTGCGGTCATTGTGCTGTTTAAGCCCCGTCTCCTTGCAGTAAGCCCTGTATTTCTCCCTCTGATTGCGAAGCCGTAAAGAAGCCTTCTGCAAGCCCTCAGTGTCGCCCACCTCCTGCAGCATCATACATTCACGCTTGGCGGCTCTGATGCCACGTTCCATAGCTCTCTGCTGCTGAAACTGCATATACCGCCTGTCATTTTCCTCTTTGGGATAGGGGAAATATCGCTGAAAATTGATGCCCGGAACAAACGGATATTGAACGTGCCCGCAGTTGATACCGAGTATTCCGTCAGGCTGTCCGTAACTCGTCTGAGAAAAAGGCGTAAAATGTATTTTATTTCCTGCGCCGTCTGTGGTTACTCCGCTTGTGCCGTCACGGGAATAAATTTTTCCTTGGTCAATGGCACATTTGGGACGTGCGCCCAGATGTGAGCTTAGTTCGATAAGGTTTATCCCGTACTCATCACAACGTGCATTCTGCGCCGCCCTCGCCGTGTTCCCGAGAGTAGACCGCATATCCATCATAACGTAAGCCTCGGGGGACCATTCACGCCCACGCTTGTCAACGAAAGCGGGAATGCCCTTTTGAGCAAGCTCCCGTATGGTTTTCCTTGTTGCTTCCTGCAATGACATCTGCCCCGATACAGCTTTTGCCGCACCCTTGCCCATAATGTCAAGAGCGCCCTGCCTGCCCTCGGAAGTGTCACGATAAATGGCATTGACCGCATTTACATACGCCGATTTTGCCTTGTACCCCATGACCGTGTTTACAAGGTTAAGGTCACTCGCCGCCTGCCGTTGGAAAGCCTTGGCCGCACCGAGAGCCGATTCCTCCGCAGGAATGTCCGAGAAATATTCCGACAGCCCCGCAGCATTCGCCGCCTGCACCGCATTGTCAAGATATCCCATCTCAGTCTCAGCCGCCGTCAGAACAGCGTCCATAGCCTGACCGCCCTGGACCTCGGAATATCCCGCAATGATAGCCGCCGCCCGCTTGTCGAAACGTCCTGCCCTTGCAAGCTGCCTTATCCGCCATTTTGACGTGTCGGAAATATCTCCGTCCCGTGAAAGCTGCGCCGCAATTTCCCGCAGGATATCATCTTCCATATCCAGCAGCACCCGCACCAGAGGCGCCGAAAGCTCGTCATACTGTTCCCTTGTCACCTGCATCACCGCCCGAAGTTACAAAGCCCTCACCGTCCGAAACGCCGAGAACAGCGCTCTCGGCATTTATCCTTTCAAGCTCTCGCCTTGCCGCCTCTTCATCGCATTTCATAACCTCCATAATGGCGGAAATCTTTGACTTTAGCCCCGCCGTTACAAGACTGATGTTGTTTGCGATAAGCGTGTTGTCATCAATAACAACGCTGTCCTTAAACGCCACAGTGACCTCAAGATCACCGTTCGGAACTTCGCCCGTGATCATCGCAAGCCTGAGCACAGCCCTGCACATACCCTCGATAAACTCTACCAGCAGATTTTTCTGACAGCGTATCGTAACAGCTGTCTTGTTTTCCTCGGAAACCACCTCGGTTGCGGTCTTAACTCCGCCCGCCTTGTCGAATGACAGCGAGCCGGGAGAAAGCCCCACCTGAAAGCACAGAATATTCAGCAGCGCATTTATGCCGTCAACGTGCTCGGAAATTCTCAGCTCCACAGTGTTGTCGGTGATTTTCAGGTCCTTGTCCTCATCGCATTTCAGCGCCTGATAAACCTCGTCATCAGCGTCAAAATACCGCTCTGTCTTACCCGTTTCGGGATTGACCACAGTACGAATGCAGGAGCTTGGCACGATTATTCTCTTCTTTCCGAGAACAAACTCACGGGCAAAGCTGTCAAACGCCACATCAAGGGCTTTGAGCGTGTCCTCGCAGTTTGCAAAGCAGCTGATACCCAAAGGCAGCTCCGTGGGAATGTTGCTTGGAAAATCGGTCTTGAAATACTGAAACAGGGGAGTGTTCATAGCATATGTGAACGTGTCCGCCATATCGGGATAAAGCACCGACAGCGGCACTCTGTCACCCGGAGCATTGGGGTCAGAAGAACGAAACAAAAAGCACTCCACAAGGATATCATCATCCTTGACGGAATGCTTCTCGAATAACGTGTAATAATATTTGCCCTTGGCTGATACCGTGCCGAAAATGCCCTCGGTAATGTCCCTGTTGTCCCATTTCAATGGGTAGAACTGCCGCCCCTCAACAAACGAGAGCCGCACCCTGCCCCGTTCTATGTATTCCCTCAGAACACAGCCACCCTGAGCAAACGCCGCCGAAAGCAGTCGGGGAATGTTCTTCCAGAAGCCCTCACGACAGAGGAAATCAAGGATAAAGTCGTCATATTCCTTTGACCCGCAGGATATGTCCACCTGCTCCGCAAAGCACTTGTGAGAAAATTCATCGCATAAAATCTTTGCCGTGTTCAGCATATTCATCTGCCGCACAGTGCCCCTGTTCAGCCCCGCACGCTTCACCTCACGCCATTTGGGGCGACCCTCGTAAATGTCCTGCCACCTGTCCATATATCCGCTGTAAAAGCCGTTATCCCCGGGAAATTCTTCCTTAAGCTTAAGCTCACGCTTTTTAAGGGCAAGCTCCTCGTGCGCAATATCCTTGCCGAGTATCTGTATTACCCTGTCAAACGCCTTTGTATCGCCCTGAGCAGCACTGAGAAACATAGACATAACAAGTACCATCTCGTTGTCCATATCATCGGGAGAAATGCCGAGAGCTTCAAGCTGCTCCCTGTCATTGGCAGCAGCGGGAAGTTCAAGCAGAGCCTTCATCTTCTGCTTCATATCCTTCTTGCGCCGACGGGTTTCTCCTGAAGCTTTGCCGTCTTTGGAGCCTGCTTCTCTTGCTTCGCTCACGCTTCGTTCAGAAAAAGGAGTTAAATTTTTTTCATTCACGGGTCACCACCTGCCGAAAAATAGGATAAAAAAATCCGCTTACAGCCTTTAACCGTAAGCGGATATAAAAATTCATTATACCCATTTTAGTACAAACATAGTGACATGTCAAGCATTTTTTGAAATTTTCACAAGAGCCTTACCGTGAAGCCTATGTACGTGCCGCACACTGATTCCCATTTTGGCAGCAACCTGTCCCCAAGACTTGCAGTAAAGATAATGCAGGTTAAGCACTTCCCTGCCTCTCGTGCATCATTCAGCACCGCCTTGACTTCCTGCACAGTCAATATGCATCACTCCTTTTTCAGATTTAGGATTTCAAGCAAGCTTCCAAGCACTAACTTTTGGTCGCCATAATTCACCCTGCGTTCCTCAGCTTGCAGTATGCTATCAGATGCCTTGCGGATTCCGATTTCCTGATCAATAGCATCAACGATTTTTGCATTGGACTTAACGGCATCAATAGCAGCCTGCAGCGCTTCTGCGTCCTGGTGGAATATTTTATCATCGCCGTCATCGGTATAATGCCCCTCGGCTTCGGATTTCAGGTCGCCGAGATGTTGTAAGATTTCTTCTGTTTTCACGAATTTTCACCTCCGTCCATCTTTGCCCCGCAGTGAGGACAGAATTTATATGGATAATTTCCAAGGTCGTTACTTGGATTGTGCAACAACTGCAAACTCTATCGTGAAAATATCCCACATTCCAATGTCCGTGCTTCACAGGCGCAACATCATTTTCATTGATAAAATTCCTGCAAGCCTCGGCGTTCTTGTAATTTGCCTCGTCAATGCAGATTTTCTTATGAATGCACTTTTCGCATTTCAGCATTTATCCATTCCTCCGATCTTCTCCCTTATCCTTTTCCCATATCCCTCATCACCCGTCAGCATTCCAACAATATCAGCAGTGCAGCAGGCAATGTGA